CTCGGCTTCGATGCGGTACTTTAGGTTATCTACATAGGAATCGATCAGGCTTTCGCTGACCCCTTGTGCTATTAAGGCAGCTTTCGCCTCAGCACTTAGCTCACCATTTTGCTGGATTTGCTGAACAAGATCGTTTGTATCGAGACCAGCTTTATCAACTACATCCTTAGCAGTTTCATCTGCTTCGTTAGTCGCTTCGGCTGCCTTCTCAGCTTCAACTGGAGGCTCTTCTTTGTTGCCTTGACCCATGCGGTACTCAAGTTCTTTCGCGTGGGCTTGCCAGTTATACTCACCTGTTTCAGCGTTGTAGAACTTCTCCTGTCCATTCTCAGGCATTGCCGCAGGACTAGGTGTATCTACATTATCACTTGAAGGTGTACCATGACCTCCTTGGAACTTCTCAGCCATTTGCTGATTGTATTCTTCAGATCCCGGTTCTGGTGTGTTTACTTGTGTAGTCATTCATTTTCCTGTTTGTTTAAGAGGGGACATTACATCCCCTGTTCAACCATTTGTTGAGCTAAGGCTTGGCCACCAGCTTGCGCTGCCGCACCAATACCTTGTTCAGCTTGTCTAGCCTGTCGTTGCTGTTGTACTTCTTCTGTTGTATTAACAGCATCTTCTAATGACAAACCATTAAACGCTTTACCAAGCAGCTTCTCCCAGCGTACATAATCCAACACTTCTTGTGGTAGACCTTGTAAGAACTGAAGGGCTGAGCCAACACGTTGTACGTCTTGCTCACGGCCTAACGATTCAAGACCTGTCAGCACAGTAGGTTCAACTACACCATCTGGCCATTCAGGAAGTTTACGTTGGGCTTGCATCTGTTTGATTAAGCGACGAAGACGAGCTGACTGCATCTCACGCGATAGCATTGAGAATGCACCACCAAGAGAACCTTCTAGTTCTTCAGCCATCATCTTCAACTCATAAGCTGTTACTCGCTCACCATCTCGTTGTACGGAAGAGGACATTAAGAACGCAGCTGCGATCTCTTGTTTCTTCTCAGCAAGTTCTGCCTTAGCGACTTGTAGTCCGGGTGTATTCTGATACCCCAGCATGGCAATATCTTCGGGATTACCAACTACATAGTCACCATTGTCAGCACCAGCTAAACGTCTACGAAGGTTGAGACCTCCAGCAGCATTAGGACGGATCATAGTTACGTTGCGTGATGCCATTGCAGCACCATCAAGCATGGCCTTAGATAAGCCATCAACAGCGTTAAGATCACCTAAGTGTTCTTCACATTTGCCTCGGCCATAATCTTCACCGATTACCGAAGTCCAACGTAACGCGTTGAACGGACAAATATCATAGTAACCTTTTGACTTAGGTACAGTCTTACCCGCCACCTCTTGGTGAACTTCGTAACGACCATCTTTTAATAACTTACAGTGTGTATAGATAGGAACACGTTGCGAAGGCTGATCGTCAGTACCGATTAAGGAACGGACAGCTTCAGGTAAGTTAGTCGGTGAGAAGTACTCTTCGATGATTACCTCTGTTACTTCGCCTGTCATGTCACGCACAACAACGTACTGGTCTAATCGAAAGACACGAATGCGGTTATCAGGAAGTACCTGTTCTAGGGCGTTACCTGTAGTAATAAGGTATTGAAGAGTTAAGTGGGTAGGCTGTCGCCACTGCTTGCGCTCAATCTCTGCACTAATCGCTTTTTCCGACAGAGCTAAACCACGTTCGGTTTCTTGGTCTGTCTCCATTTGTCCTTCTTGTATTAGGATTTCAGACGGAATTTGTAAACGAAAAGAACTAAGACCCGGAGGGTACATAGCAATCATTAGTCGAGAAGCTAAGCTTACGACAGCCCTAGCTCCTAAGCCTTGGTAAGGCGCGGGTAACATAGAGTGAGCGTTATGCCCTTGTGGAGGCAATAGTGCCGGAATGGTGATTGCTGCACATTCACGAGCGCGTTTAAGGAATGGCTCTCTACGACTCTTTAAGGATTCGTAACGTCCTTGCGTTGTGTCAGTCATGGAGGCTCCTTATAAACTTAAACCGCTGCCACCATCTTTGCCTACACCATTGCCG